CCAGATTCTTCTAAGAGATGACGCTTTATGAAAGTATCTTCTTGGGGGTGGAATCCTTTATCGTAACATTGGAATAACATTCCGCCTTTGGTGCGGATTTTGATCCATCGGTAATCATTTTCCGTTTCTTTCGACAGAATTCTAGCAGGGCCATATTCGCCTTCACGCGATTTCGATTCAATCGGTCCTTGTTGTGCCCAGCCGACATCACGGATTTCAATTCTCGACCCGTAGCGGGTCATCTGGATCATCTTCCTCTGATCCCCATCCTTTTGTTCCGCGCTAGACACATTGTCATTCAGAAGACGTTGTAGGAACAACCATCTCTTTGTCTCGAATTGTTCGTCTTCTTTGGCGTCACCTTTGAATTCACCAAGTTCGCTATCGTCTTCTTTCTTCCAATGATAACCCTGATCACCCATCAAGAATATATTCCCGTATTTTGTCACACGGGCCATATACTTTCTATCGGGGCTATTAACTTCTGGAGAATTCTGCTTCTGATCGAAATTATTGCCCGCCACGGCATCGTGATCAGAGGGTGGTGGAGGGTCTTTATGTTCTACCGGAAAAAATCCAACAGCCGAATGAACTTCGAGATTTCCATAACGATCTTGCCACCCATGGCTCATCGGGCGGCCATCTTTCGGAAGATACTCTTCATCATAATCTTGCGGTCGGTCTGCCGGACGCCCATCGTCATTGACGCTTAAAGGCGTTATCTGGAAGACCTGTGGATAAGTGTAAAACTTGCGTCTTGTTGGATCTGCAAAACCAGTCCAAATCGGACCGTACGGATGTTGCCTCTCAAAAGTGATCCACACCCAATCGCCGATTACCGGTGACACAAAACGACCGGCTCGTTTACCGCCAAGGTCAAAACACGGCACAGCCCAAGGACAATCGGAACTTGGCAATGAAAAATCATGCAGATCAGGGCATTTAAAGCGGACCCTACACATATTAAGAGGATCATTAGTTTCGACCACCAAGGCACGGTAACAGCCAGGGAACCTTTCCCATAGGGTCCGTGTCCGATGGGAGAAAAACTTATTCCACACAACATTGATATTATCACTCACCCTAACAACTCCGGCAGTACTACTGTATCAAGTGGGTATTCAATGGTATCACCAGCCCTCGGCCAATTCAACGCACGCCTAGCATTATTGAAAGAAATTAATACCCAATCAAACAATGGAGTACCATATAATTGATTGGCGATTAAATCAGGGCGTCCTTCAAGTGCAGAAGTAACCCTAAATATCCCGATTTTATCTTCTTGGGGACGCTCCCGCAAAAACGACGGTTGCACCCAAGTACCAAATGTTTCAACACCATCATAAATGATTGGTTGAGATGTCTGAAACCTGGAAAACTGATGTAAATCTGCCATATTTAGTACCATTCAGGAGTCAAATTATGAAACAATCTTGCTATATCCTGCGTCTGTTCATTTTTACCACCCTTGGTCCATAATCGCAACTCCACATTAATATCTGTCCGCAAGGGAAATGCTTGATCAACTCTGCCCGGAGGAAAAACAAGAGTATCACCATGTTTTATATCGATAGACTTAATACGAGCAGACATATGCTTCATAGGATCACCATACAACACATACTTAAAATCAACCACCAAATTCCTTGATTTCTCTTCTATATCACGCACTGCCGCGAAATAGCCACGAATCGCATGTACTTCCTTAGCAATCTTCGCAGTATTCCACTCACCACTCCCATCGACAATATAAGTCCACGATAGAGTGATTTCACGCGGACCGGACGTCTCAAAAACACTTATAGGTTCTTTGCCTCGCAAATCGCCTTCGGCCCAAGAGCCCTTACGATTATCACTCAATATACGCGGCGGAAACTGGAACGCAACAATATGTTCCTTTTTATCGAGAAGCCTAAGCCTCAATAGACATTCATTACGAAGATCTATATCATGCTGGGTGTAAACTTGACCCATCTTATTTCATCCATTGGTTAAATTCAGAGGTTAGACCCTGATCTTTGGTAGTCATCTCTGGCAAGTACGTTTCCAAAAGCTCAATAATTGTTCCCAGCTCAGTCCCACCGTCACCCATAACAGTCATTTTTTCATTGATACCACGCAAATTGGTGACCATCTCCGACAATAGAATAGTATGCTGATCCAGTATACCAGCATCACCTTCCGTCTTATCCATTACTTGTACCGTCGTGATGGTTTCAGACCGGACCGCATCTTCCAAACCCTCTTCCCTCGCAGTAGCCATGGCCGGTTGAGCCTTAGAAACAACAGCAAGCTCAATCCGTTGAGCGGTTCCCTCCAACAGACTTGTATATTTCTCCAACATAGACCCAAGTCTGTCCATATCACCTTGGACCATCAGGCCCTGGCTACCAATATTAGCCAAAGCCCCACCAAGTTCCTCCAGGCTAGCAGAAATCTCACGTACCGGTTTCACAAATTTGTCCGCCGCAGATTGGAAAAGACCCGCCGACTTATCTAGTTCACGTGCGAGTTTATTCACATTCGGTATCGCATCTAACGCAGCACCAGCCGCATCCCCAATAGAATCGATCGGAGCTTTACTCAAGACCTCAAAAGAAGCGGCGAACAGATGCATACCCCTACCCATCTGTTCAATATCGGTGACCGAAGACTTAAATCTCTTGGTAGCTGATTCAAGCCAAGTCATTCCCCTATAAATATCCATAGATGCAGGACGCAACCAAATAGCTGCTTTACGCAAAATCGATGCTGCTGGTAATAATAAGTTAGCACCTATTTGTAATCCAATAGAACCATGTTGAATCCTCGGAGCAGACACCATCATAGCATTACCAGCAGACAAAAGCTTCTGACCAGATTGGTCCAGATCATCCGCTGCTGTCTTAATATCAGTGGCACCCTTGGCAAGACTCTTACCAGCAGACGCTATCCTACCACCGGCAAAAGCAAAAGCAATACCAATAAATGCGAACGCTCCAGTAGCATAACTCAATGGCCCAACCGATTGAAGAAGTAATATCCCACCTTTAGCCAAATCCCTAGCTATCTCTTCAAGCTTGATATCCTTCAATTCTTGTGCACCCTTACCCAATGACGCCAGACCCTTACCAAGAATGAAAGCACCAATCCCAACTATCGTGGCACCAGCAACAAAAGTAAGACCAGCCAAAGTAAGGTATATCCCACCAGCAGCCAATTGATATGCTATCTTGGCGAAATCAACACCCTCTAACTCTTGTGCACCTTTACCCAAAGCCGATAAACCATGACCCAAGAGAAGTGCACCGACACCAACCGCAGCAGCACTGATAGTGAAAGTAATAGCAGCGAACATCAAGAAGACACCACCAGCGGCCAAATGGGCAGACATAGCTGCAAAATCAACACCGACTAATTCTTTCGCACCCTTGCCCAGAGCAGACAAACCATAACCTAGAAGAATCGCACCGATACCAACTAAGGATGCACCAATAAAGAAAGATAATGCAGCAAAACTTAGATAAATACCACCTATTGCTAATTGGCCAGCTATACTAACCAAATCCACACCCTGGAGAGCTTTAGCACCTTCTCCCAGCGACTTCAACCCAATACCAAGTATCCAAGCACCAGCACCAACCAAAACCGCACCAATCATAAACACCGTAGCCGCCACAAGCAATGCTGGAGCAGCAATAGCCATAGCAATAGATACACCAATTATTATAGCCACTACCGGAATCAACATAACCGACGCTTGAAGCATATTCCAGGCAAGATCACGCACACCCTCACCAAATGCCTTCATCGCCTCAGGTGACAACATACCTAAAGCATTAGACACATTCTGCATCGCAACACTGATCACCACCAATGGGACAACCAGAAGCCATAAAGCACCAGCCAACATCATAAGACCAGCAAATCCAGCTATACCAGCCAAAGCCAACATGGTAATACCCCATGCCAAAGCTGGTAATGCCGCAGCAGCCATCAACCCGTATATTGCTATTGATTCTATAGATAATCCAACAAAGTACATCCCAAGCCCAGCCAACAACGCTGCCGCACCCAATATTAGTACGGCAGCGGCTAGAGCAACAATAAGTGGTATAGCGGGAGCAGCAACAGTAGCAATAATAGCGAAAACAATAATAAATGTCAACATTGCCGCAGACATAGCGACAAGCATACCAAACGCAGCCCAGCCATGTTCGGCTGCCGCCTTCAACCCCATCCCCATCAACCAAAAGCCAGCACCAACCAAAAGCACCGCAAGGCTAAGCTGCATTAACGGAATAATAACTGATTTAACCGAACTTCCCAAAGCCCTAAGGCCATTACCGAGACCAGTTAGAACAACCTCTATAGATGTACCAATAGCCTGTGCGATCGCTATAATCGCTTTACCGACACCTTTAATAATATTGAGACTACCTAACACTGCCTTGGATACGGAGCCAAATGCAAAAGCAAATGATGCTAAAGCTACACCAGCACTAACCAGAATTATGACCAACCCAATAAGTAAACCACCCACAAATCTGATGGCTTTCATGAGCAAACCGAATCCCGGAATCCATTCCTCCATCCACCCAATGGTTGATCGGATCATTCCGATGAATACTCCAACCACTTGGATAACGAAGTTAAGGACATAAAGAACCGGAATAAGTGCGTCCGCCACCATCTGAACTAGCCAACCCACAATACCAGTTATAGCTGATCTCAATCGGTTTAACTGGGCGGTAAGAGTAGCCATACTCTCCCGCCATCGCTTGTCGGCATCCAATTGATTGCGGAAGGTTTCTTCCAGCCCAGCCATTGTGAGGAATTGCCTTTTTTGCTCATCTGTCAGATTAGCTTCCGCACGAGCCATCATATAAAGTTGATCGGTAGTAATCCCGAATTTTTCTGTTAGCTTCGATAATGCGACGGCATCATCGCCAGTCACTTTTTCGAGGCCAAGCATCTGCCTCTCTGTGATCCCAAGCTCATTGACAAAGCCAGCAGCCGCCGAACTCATCGCTTCGAATTTCTCCGTTATCGTGGCGTCTGCACTAATCCCGGCAAAGCCCTCCCAGAAAATTGCTGCTTTAACACCTGTTAGTTGCAATGTTTTGAGCCAATCATCGGCTGCTTTTTGATTAACACCCAGTTCTTTTGCCACACCTCGAAGACCAAGGCCAGCTTTCATAAAGGCTTCTGGAGCATCCTTCCCAAAGTAAACAATTTGCTCTTCCATCGAGAGATTGTTGGCTTCCAATGCTTTTTGCATATCATAAGTGCTCAACCCAAATGCCCGTTGAGCCGCAGAAAGCATATCGATTTGCTTTCTGGTTCTAGACGCATCAAAACCAGCACCACGCAATTCGCGAGTATATCCGGCAATCTGATCGATACCAACACCAGTTACCCGATTCGCCCTGCCCACAGTGGCCGACAATTTATAAAGCTCTTCACGCGGAGTCTTGACATCCGCCAACGCCTTATACGTGGCGAGAGCTTCTTCTCGAAAAATCCCAAATTCTACGGATAATTGCCGGGTATTATTGACGAGCTTCTGTTGTGAGCCATATACACGATAATTCGCAGTTACAAACTTCTCTGTTTCCTTATCGAATTGTTCGAGCAGCGTCAAAATCGATCCCATAGTGATTTTGATCTGCTTTAGAATATCTCCAGAATCGATTTGTTTCGTCTTAACCTTTTCCCATTTATTACCCATTCCTTCGACTAGACTCTGTTCGGCCTTAATCATCTCACCTTCTTTATCGTGGATGAGATTCTTTCCCTCCAGCGTTTTCACCAGACGACCGATAGTGCCGAGATACTCCTCCCCTATTTTCTGCTCTTTTTCTAGTGATTTTTCGATCTTGGATTGGAGATCTTCAATATCTTCAATATATTCTAATCGTTCTTCAAGATCCTTCAAGCTCTCCTGTTCGGTATCGTAGGAGTCCTTGAGAGAGCTAGCCACGCTGGTTAATTTGCTTTCCACATCGGTTGCCACATTGGCAAATTGTCCGGTGGTAATAACCGCCTGAGACAACTGTTGGTTCAGGCTATCGATGAGGCCAGAGATGGCGTTGATAGAATTCTTTGCAGCAGTGGAGACACGTTCTTCCACATTTGCTGCGGCCTGACTGAATTCCTCTAGAGTAGAGAATGCGTCAGAGGATTCTAATTGTAAGGATATGCTGAGAGCATATACATTGGGGTCTACTGCCATATCTTGATCCTTTACGGATATTTTTGATATGTACGGCAGAATCCAGAATTGGATTTGAAGAGAATAGGTGAGATACGCAACGAGCCCCGATCATAAGACGGGGCTCGTTTTGATACCAATTGGGTATTATTTTTGTGGTTTGAGGTATTGCCTCAGACCACCATCGCCCTTCGTCCCTGACCAGAGAGTCGATGCAATGTCACCCATAATAAGTCCAGAAACCGCCGCCATGCAAACGCTCCCGAAGGTGAGTGGCGGGCCTGTTCGAACCACAAGCACATCACCGCGATCATTAGCAGCCTGCAACGCTCGGATTACCGATTTGGCTTGGATCTTGAATTCATGGGAATTTTCATACGCCGGGTTGATGAGTGTGTCGTCCGTAAGTTTGTCCTTGAGCCGACCCAATTCCTCCAAACTCATTTTGGAAATTTCGGTTATGCGGTCGTGCTCCGCAGCGGTCTCGATCCACTCGTGGAGATTTTGGTTAAAGTATCGTTGGAATTGGGCCATTGTCTTTCTCCCTTGAGATAGGCGGTTCGTTTCTACTATACTGTTGCACGCGGAACCTATCCGTTAATACCCACTCTTGAAGATAATTGCTTGCGTATCCCGTTTGCGTAGTCCCACAACAAGTTGCGAGGACAACCCACCCAATAGTCTTCGTCGTCTATTTTCGACGAAAACACCTTGTAAAGCAGAACGCATACTTCATGCCCGAGTGCAAAAAACTGTAACTTGTCGTACGATTTTCATATCAACCACCGAGGGTACGACCAATAGCCTCTTCCACCTTATCCACCATCTTCCGGAGCGGATGTTTTTCGAGGACCAATTGGTTCTTGGTGGCCCGTTGCGAATGCCCCAAAATATCGTAGGTTTTTTCGAGCGTAAAAAGGAAACGAAATCTGGTACGACCGTCGATTTCTTTCCGCGTTTCGAAGTCCACCACGATCGCCGGGTTACATGCGGGGTCGTACAGCCGATCTTCTGTGATATTCTTGAAGAAGACGGCTTCCCCGGCTTCGGTCTCGATCTCCACCCACTGAAAGTTGTGACACTTGTTTTGGGTCCCTACAACTGCTGCTTCGGTGTGCAGACGGTCGAGAGTGGCCTGAGTGATGGGTTTGCCGTTGTGTTTGTCGGTGTAGCCCTTGCGGCGTTTCTCATCGAATTTACTCTCGATGAATCTGATGGAAGAATAACGACCACTTTTGTTGTGGGTCTTGGACTGACCTTTAGTCCCGATGCGACCCCAGCGAACATGAACAAGATCTGTCTGTTCATCCCACCATGCAGCCCAAAACTTGTTGTGCTCGTCGCCTTGGTGGACAAGGATTCTTTCTTCTTTGTACTGATCGTACCAGGACATCGTTATTCTCCGTTGGTTCGAGGATAAAGCGGGAAGGCAGTCGGGTTATTTCTCCGCTCGGCTATTTCTCCCGACTCCCACCGTAGCTGGGAGGATCACAATTCCTTCCCGCCACTAACCAACTGTTACAAGGACCACCAACTGGTAAAATACATTCTAAGCAATCGGATGTCTGCTCACGACAATATAATTATTTTCGTAAATCTCACGGTAGCCCTTACGATACGCTATGGGGCAATGGTGTTTGAGCCATTCGAGCTTACGCTCCAAAGATAATGTTGCCAGTCTTTCTTTGTTAGAGCGTATACGAGTAACTTCACCGTTGGGGATTTCTCTCGTCGCGATAGCACATAATTTCCCATTGCGACTACCAAGTGGGTATAATAGTAGATATTTAGATTGCCTATTTGCTGGTCGATAAAGGACGTAAAGCAATTCCATGTCAGTACCCAAAGCTAAAGCCAGACCCCAAATTACCTTTATCTTCGATCTACCAGATACCGGCCTACAAGAACAAGATGTAGGAAAAATGCTGTCTAGTTTCGAATTCAAAGGAATGGTCAACGGTGGTTATGTAGTCAAAGGGAAATTAGTTGACCCCAATTTCAACATGCTCAACCTATTGATAGATTCTGGATATTTCGCCGAAACAAGAACGCGCCCAGTCCCAGTTATTTTTCAAATCAGATGGGGACCAAAAGCGGAAACGCAGTTCCCAGAATCCGCCACTAAGCGACAAATAGCCTACCTACTATCACTAAGAGCATCTGGGCAATCCGCTGATAAGGCAGTCCTAGAATTCATCGCCCTAGACCCACCATCCTGGTTCTTGAATATGGGTGATGCAAGTGGTGGTGCCTATACAGGGCGAGCTAGTGATGCTATAAGGCAAGTCGTAAATCAATACGCACCAAAGGTGAAACTCGATATAAGCAAGACAACAGATTCTGAGCAGGGTAAATGGTGGATGATGCGCCAAGACCCGAAGACCTTCATCTCATCCATCTTCGACTGGTCAGCATCAATAACCAGAAAACAGACCCAATGGGTATTCGCACCAGACGGAATGAATCTCGTCATCAAAGAGCAAGCTGAACTCATCTCCAAACAACGCGGCTTCTATCGTTTCATGGAATTAGATGAACATGATACAATTAGGAATTGGGAATTTTTAGCTGATAATGCACTATCAACAGTAGAAACAAAACTGGTGACTCAGGGTATTAGTGCGATCTCTGGTCAGTATCTGGATCGTATAACTGACAAGAATGAAGATAAAGTGTTCATTAAGGACTCACGAACTCCAAACAAAAAGATCGCCAATATCAAGGATGATCAGGGCTTCAAGAAACCACCAGACGCCAAACCACAAGAAGTCGGGTGGTCCTCTGTAACCACAATTCCAGAAATATATTCCGCTGGTGATCTCGGATTACGTTATGAAGAATATATTGATGGTCGCCCACGTGCGATGTGGTTAAATCTAGTAAATGCTCTTATGCGAGTGAAGATCGAATGCGTCGGACACGGAGAATGGTCGAGTTGTGAGGGACTTGGAGTTGATACTGCGTTTATAAAGTGGACTACCGCCAAGAAAGGCAGTGGACCGGACAAGCCATACTGGTGGATGAGTGGCAATTGGTTAGTCTACGGTTTCCATCACCGAGTGAATCGTGGTTTTTGGTTCACAGATCTTTATTTGGCACGATTCGACCACGACGCAAGTGCTAAGAAGGTCGGTGGAAGCGGTGGGACGTAATCAGTTTCTTGAAAGTGATCGTTTTAACCGTAGAACTTCTTGGACCGTCAATTTCCGAATACCATCGTCGTGAATTTTGCGAACTTCACCAAAACCAGTCATTTTTTCGCCTATTTCATTCCAATCTTTGGTGTACTTTTTCTCATCGTTTTCGAGGTATTCTAGTTTGGGTGGGATACTATAGAAGATTGGGTAACCCAAACTTTCTAAGACTTGCTTATTACGGATGATGCTACTTACACCAGCCTTATCATTATCTGGTGATAAAATAATGCCTTTCCTTGGTCCAAGGATTTTCAATTTACGCACTTGGTTTGGTGTGAGATCGGCTCCTCCGGATGCTAGACATTGTTCGTAGAGAGTATTTTGGTCGAAGATGGCTTCAGTGATTATTACGTAAGAAGCTGGCTCTACTTCATCAAAGCCATAGAAGAAATCTCCTTTGGTGCCTTCTGTTTTGCCGGTGATTTCACCTTTTGCGTCATAAATGTTTTCTGGTGGGAATTCGAATCGTTTGTTCAGGCGTGATCTGGCTTGCCAGTAGACTAGTATTTCGAATTCGAAGTATGGCCAGTATACGTCCATTCCAAGGTGGTATAATTCCGCCTTTTCCATTCGCTCTAAAGTGTAGCCCCTGGATTTAAGCCAACTGCGGAGAGGACGTGCTTGGAGGTCTTTCGAGGTGGCTAGGATTTCTACGCCATCTGGGAGGGCCACGGAGACGGTTCTCTTGACCTCTGAGACATTTACCCGGCCTTCGGGTCGCAAAAAAGCAGAAACGTCTTCCGTGGCTCCGAGAAGCTCGGAGAGGGCTTCTCTATAAGAACATTTCCGGTAAGCTTTAATGAACTTAACAATTGAACAATTCCGTTTACCAGATTGGGGATTTATTGGCCCAGCCCATTCGTCTCCATGCCACGAATGACAGACTCCGCTCTCTGGATTTATGTTGAATCGGAATCTTGTGTCCCCATCGAATGGGTCACAGATGAGATATTCGCTGCCGCCCTTCCGGGTCTTATATTCGAAATTTTGTTCTATCCAAGCAATGACTTTGCGGGCTGGTATTTTCTTCCAACCACCGGTTTTCTTACGAAAGTCAGCGTATTTGTCCATGCCGCCTAAAATACTTACGGCTTAAGCGCGACTATAAGACTAATAATTGAGACAATTAAAGAACCAATAATGGAAATTACCGCAGCCCAAAAGCCCCATTTACTGGCAATCGTAGAATCCTTTTGCTGGTCTTTTTTGTAACTGGAGAATTTTTGATCTAATTCATCCAAATCATGTTGAACAGCAATCATTTGATTATGGGTTGGATGATCCTTGTTTAAATTATTGATTTTATCGCTAAAGGATTCCCGAATTGTTCCAGTCTCGATTTGGATATTATGTTGGATTTCTACGCATTGATCCTTAAGCTTCTCCACTGCTTGATTGAGGCGTTCAAGCTCAGAAAGAACAAGCCTTTTATATTCAGTCCAATCGTCGATGATCGGTACATCGATCCTACTCGGTTTTTGTGGTGCTGCCATTCAATAATCCGCGTTTTTGCAGCCAACCAAAATACTCATCTACAGAGCGATTAACACAATTCATTGGTACCTGTCGTGCTGCAGCATAAGTTAATCCATTGCGCCAAACCGTTGCATTCCATTCTATGACCGCATAATCTCCATCACCGGCAATTGTTCCTCCAAAGTCAACAGTACCGGGTTTTATTCGATATCGATTATAAAATCTCATCAAATTACCATATTCCATATGCCGCATGACACTGCGAGTTCGCAAAACATCATCAGGATGGACGAACTTTATAAATGGCACGGCTAGTAATTCATCCTCTGTCCACCCAAGAGTCGTTTCCCAAGCTTTGTTCACTCTCCTAAAATAACCTGTTTGGTCAGCGATACAAAACATATCCGGGGATAATTTGAAGAATAAAAACAAAGTAGTCTCTTCTTCGTTTATATCTTCTGTAAGTTCGCGAATTCTAACTAGTTGTGTCGGGCCAAAATCGATTTGCATGATAACCCTAACTGATCGTAAAAATGAACTTTCTACTGACTCTAGTGGAGCCGTCTGGTAGAGTCAGTGTGATCCAGTAACGATATGTGCCCTTGAGGAACTTAGTGGTATCAAGGTCATACTGGATCACCCACGGATTAGAACGATATGAACCCTGGCGAATACCCATGCGGGCAGAGTCATTATCAACTAGCAATTCATAATGCTGGGTTTCAACGGAAATTGTGGGACGTAGGAATGGAATCAGCGGATTGACTAAGTTGAAGTTATAATCATACAAAGGAAGCGGCATCAAACCGACTTCTAAAGGACGAATCTCCGGAGAATGAAACTTCTGATCAAGTGGCTCAAAGGCAAAGCGAACAGTCTGAAGATTGTCATTGCAAAACCACCCATCTGGATATAACCAAAACCGGTGACAACACTTCAGGAGAAAGGGATCATACTGCTCATCATCTATGTTACATTCAGTTACCTCTGTTCCAAGCTCACCACAAGGATTTTCTGCAAAATAATACCAAAGATCAAAATACACATCTGGTGCTTGAAAATCAGTTGGTATAGAATATAACAGATGATACTTGCCAACAATTGGTACACTAGTTTCAGTTGGTTCGGTGCCACATGCGCCAGTTTCTGCGTCGATCTGTTCCTGATAGACGGGGGTTGGATATAACGAATCATCAGGTAATACAACTGGGATTGTCGCGACGAGATTATGAGGTGCTACGTTCGTCTTATAAATTTCGACATATCTGATAGCGAAAGGATCTGTAAGTATTCCATTACGCAGAAAATCCACATTTAGATCAACTACCTGGCCAGTACGGGCAGAGATCCGTGGAAAAGCATTCGCCAGCAATATATTACTCATTTAGGGACCTCCTCGATGGCCTTATTCTTATTTTTGGCCGACGAGGTATCCCCGATAACCGTCATCTACGTGGTATCGACGGTTTGCGCGGGCGCGGCATAGATCGCGTCTGTTGCTCTTCTCTTTCTTTCCGCTCCTTGAATTCCTTTTCAAGCCGCTTCAAGAACCATGATCTTTCCTCTGCAGTCATCTGATTCTGCTCGAAAAGATCTAATTTCCCATAATGTTTGAGTTGGAATTGCTGCTCCATCAGGTTATTCCAAGCTCGTTCATACTCTTGTTCGCTTTGACGGGCGAAAGAATGCTTCCGTAATCGGAAGCTCCACTGTGTGTTCTGTGTTACAATCGGGGCAACCGACAATAACTGAGTTATCGATACCAGGAGTGTTCTCACGCAACCATTCGCGCACAGTGGCAGTATCTTGAGCATGCATCTGAGCGACAAATTGCCGAATCTTGAGTTGGTCCGTTGAACCCATCACATCAACAATTACTTTTTCAAGATTCTCGCTAATTGTGTCATCCAATTGTTGCATTTGTTGGCGTTGTTGAGCAATATCCATAGGACGCTGACGACCACGCGTCCGAACAGAATTCCCAGGTCTAACGCGAGTCTTGTCTTTGGCTCTCCGCCGAGCCAAAATATCATTGGCATCATAAGTCCGAAGGAATCGAACCGAAACCCAAAGATCTCGCTTGGTCGCCTCGCTCAAATAAGGCAAATTAATGCGAAATGGTTCGGGACCGAGGGCTTCGCTCGCCCAAGTAACCGTGCCAGCTAATTCATTTAGATCATAAACATGAGTTGAAACAGACTGACATTCCTGGTTTGGACAAGTAAAAGCGAATTCGTAGATATTACCATGGGTGATACCACGGATAAAGTATAAAAGAAAAACACGATCCCCAAGCAATAAATTCACAGGATCAAAGCCATCTGGAAAACGACAACATTCACGGAACAGATAATCGATTGACTGTCCAGATTGTGCTAAACGTTGCGTCGCGAGGATCTTTTCTGCAGTCTGACCCATAGCCCGTACTTTGACTATACCGCCTTCCCAAGCACCATCATAATAAAGACCCTTACTCGGGAGATAACAATCTTCCCAAGGAATTAATTGGTCATGTGGGATTTGGAGAAGTTTATCGAGAAACTCGTCGGTATTATCACCAGGACCGCTTACACCCGCCAAATTAGCGACATGCTTTTCGATCTTGTTTCTGATGTCGTCACTTCGCTCACTCGTAACATTTCCGACAGGTTCGTTACTATCGATACTTAGCGATTCTTCGCCTGACGTGTTTAGGTCGTCGGGCAATACACCATCTGGTAGTTCTTGTTCTGCCATTTTATGCATCCAGGGTCTATAGGTAGAGCCAATTTTTCAAGCTCTATCTACTTTGAAATGTATAAAAGAGTTGATTATACCAGACCAGCAGGGTTGATGCCTGGTGGGGCCGTTGGATTACCATAATTAATGGCTAGATCTGGTCCGGTACCCTCCCAGCCTTGCTCTTCTTCTGCCCAATCATAAGTCACTGTTACTTCGACTATCTTGACATCACTAGAAGTATAAGTTAGTTCGCCATGCCGGATAACAGATGGCCATGAACCTATAAGTTTCCAATTTGTTGCTTTATCCTCTTCCCAAGTCGGTGGATAAATTAAGAGCCTGGAATTGCGTTTATACCTTTCGGCAAGTTTCAGCCCTTCAGCCGCTGTCCAGACACGTTGTCTCCAACCTTTCAAGATGCGGATCAACCCTACTGTATCATAAAAAGTGACTTTCACATCGTCGTAAGACACACTTTTGGCGAATTTATATTCGAGACTAGCACCTTGTTGCATTTCTATACCCACAGAGAACGTGGGGGTAGTGAGTTCTTTGGCATGCACAAGTAAAGGCTCTTGAGTCTCAAAAAGCTCGAAAATCTCCCAAGTGTAGGTATATAGATATTCTTGAGTTGCCGTTGCTGTCCGCATACCAGCCATACCGCCAAAATTTTGACCTACAGCAAAACCGGGCATTATGTTCTTTTCTCTTCAGCTTTGTTAAATCGGAGGGTCACTGTAATTGTGGCAATATCGGAATCAGAATATGACAATTCAATCGGCGATACTTTCTGAGGCCAACAATCATATAAGTAATATGACCAAATAGGGTGACCCACACCATCAAGCATTTGCAACACCGCCGATTTATAATAATTCGTTACTCTATTATGTGTTGATCTAGTGAGGGCAATCATTGTTTGCCCCCACCACGAATAAATTCGTTCCGCTACTTCGTCAACTCTATCGTCGGCCTTTTCGTAAAATGTAAATTCAATTGGACTCCAACGTTGTTTACCTGGGCGGTATATCTCGTCTTGTGCGTTATGGATCGTGATTTCATCAACTTCAAGTGTTGGACGAGTACATTTCTCCAAAAAGAGTAGAATACCATAAGAATCCGAATAACCAAATGGTTCAAGCAATTCTAGACGAAATCGGTGTTTGCGGGCGGTCTCTGATAGATATGTAGGCCCTAGGAATGCCGCTTGTTCTGTGAAAACATCGGTTGATAATCCACAACCCGGAGCCGGTAGATTTGGTATGTTGAATCCTGGAATCGCATCACCTATCTATTAAACTTTGTTCTATTTATTTTTTATCTCGTATACAACAAAGGCCCGGTTGACCGGGCCTTTGTGTGTCGTGAAACGTCCCCACCATTAGACATTCTGCGGACAATTCGGTTGAATCGGCACAGGGGCAGGTGCCTGAACGCAAGAACCATCAGATTTGGCTCGGACTGCACGATCGTATCGCATAGTCGCTTCACAGGTCATCAGGTCAGTAGAACTATAATCTAGTTCTTGCCAATTACAGGCTGCTGGCCACGTACCCATCATCGACCATTGCTCATTTGCTTGACCAGTACCATCCAGCATGAGCAATGCGGCAGTTCTCTTGTAAAACCGAGGATGAGCAACCGCAATCGATTGCATATTCACCACAGTCTCAATCCAATGATAAATACCGCGCGAGATATCTGGGTCTTGCTCGACATCATACCATACCAAAGTCACAGGGTCCCAGTCTTGCTTACCGGCGAACCGTGCGACCTCTTGATTATGGTGCATTTCCGGCTCTTCGAATTTGAAGCTTGGCCGGGAAGCTGATTGGAGCACGAGCAACTCGGATTGCGAGAAGACACCCGTGCCGCGACCCAATGTCTCAAAAACCCAACGATGTTTACGGCGAACCTCAACAGTATTCGCTGGGCCTTGGGCGGAAAAACCTCCACCAAATGGGTTAATGTTGAATCCTGGCACGTCGCATCCTCCAGTCTACGTCTTAGAACTTGATAGTTCAACGCTTTGTAATCAATAAGCTAGGACTAAGTAGCCGTCGCAGCCGTCACAATACCACCAGCGGCTAGAACTTCTTCAGCCGAGAAGCTCGCACCAGTACGCAGAACAACAAGGTTCAGAACGATAAACTCAACAGTTTTTGTGGGCTTCAAGAAAACCGAAACCCACAATTCGTTACGGTCAATTCGCTCAGGCGTGTTATTCGTCTCGTTGACAATAACCCGAAATGCAGTCAAACCACGTCGTGATTGAATGTCTGCCAAAAACGGCTCAACCGTAGCGGAAACCTGCCGCCACAAAATCCTATCATTCGGCTCGAAGATAAAATTCCGTAGAAGCTGAGTCAAATTCTTCTTAATGAAGATCAACAACATGCGGACGCTGACCCGATCCAAAGCTGTCTGGGTTCGTTGCAAAGTCCGCTGACCCCAAATCGTAATCCCATCTTGTGGGAATTTCACGATTGGGTTCACAGCATTCCCAGAGCCATACAGCAGATCACGTTCACCTTGGGTCGGTGAGTACTCGACATCCAAAGCTGTCAACAAACGGCCACGACGAAGACCGGCTGGAGCAAACCATTGTTCCGCTTCGCGTGCCGTTCTACTGAACACTGACATAACGTGACCAGACGTCGGAATCCAGATCTCGTCTGCACTAAACTGATCAAACACCCGCAACCAGCCCCAATATAGGGCACCATAGCTACTATTCACAGCCGCTTTAAGATCGGAGAGTAGCATTCCATTATGCCAATCTACTACCTGCTGCGGACGAAGCCCAAATGGCGGATCTACAATGTAAAGAACATCCCCACGGCTCTCACACATCTGCAAAGCAGTTCCAATCACCGCACCAGTAGAGAAACCAGGAGTCGCCAGCAAATTAATATCAATCGACTCAGGGTTTTGGAAAGCATAAATCCCAGAGGAAATGGCTGGATTTCCAATAACCGCCGCATCCAACTCACTTGAGTAAACAGGGTCAGTTGGAATTCCATTTGCCATTCCTTGGAACTCTTTTCCATTCAACGCGGATGGTTGGCGAACCACAAAAGTAGAAAGATTTACATTATTATCCAAGAATGCCGGACGCTCTTCCCAATTCACAAATGAATTACCATTGGCACCACCGAGCGATGTTCCCGGATTAACAAGGTTCGCAATGTACCTTGCTTCTCGCTTATCAAAGCTGATATCCTGAATAGCATCAACTGGCTGACCGTTATTGTCTAAAATGGTAAGAGTATAACGACCAGCAGCATCACCGATACCAGCAGTAAAGATTTCGAGATTGATGCTATATCCAGTCAGCCATGTTCCAGCCGAAGGAGCAACCAACCATCCAACAACGCTCTGGAAGTAAGCTGTATCAGCCGCACACGTGGCACTGAGAGGATCAGTCTCACAAGAAAGAGGTGTTGCAGCAGTCGTCTCACCAGAACTAGGCAAAACAAGCCGGTTATCAGAAAAACCACGGTATGATCGTTTGTACGGATACGGGATATTCACTTCTTCCGCAAATCGGAGAGTCCGAAGATTGGAGAAATTGGCGAGCATCTGCAGCGTATCTAGCTGGTGAGCAGCAGATACTTCGATCACAACATGTGTTTGTCCACCCGGCACCGTCAATTCGAAAGAATCCCATAGGACCGTTCCGGCCACAATACCAGCAGCATCAATAACAGCCGCAATCGACGCCGTAGTTTGGTCCAAACCAACCGGAATATTGAATTCGACTTCAGTCGTTTCGCTTTCACCGATCAGATTCATCTTGACGCGGTTGTTTTGCGTCGTGATGTTATAAGGACCTGGATCAAGACCAAGCAGGAATGATCGTGGGATATCCCAGGCATATTGCTCGGTGCCACATTCTAGAGCGAATGCGGCAGTGGACATAATTTGAATCCGCTCTCCTGCAATGGTGCTGCGAATCTGTGGGATGGTAGTTACACCATCTTCGAGTGTGAATTCGATAAATAGGTAATCTTCACCAGCAAAAAGTGCATTGGCGGCTGCAATGAAATCAGCGGCTGTGCTGTAGGTCCCCGCTGGCATTGTGTATGTTGAGGGTGCAGCGTCGCCATCAACTGCAATCGAGAAATCCCGATTATCTGGTTCAGCACCCCAGGTGAACGTATCATTTTCGTCCAGGTTGCCACTTGTGACGGTCACTGTGATTGTCAAACCGTCACCAATGCTGATGGGATCTGATACGCCATCATCATCACCGTCGGCCAAGATACCTTCTGCAACAATCGAACCATCGCTATTTCGAACGATTTGGTATCCGGCACCAGCAACTGGTGCACCATCGGAAACATCCGGTGCTGAAGTGATGATCATCACCCAAGAATCGTCGATATAACCAGTATAGGTACCACTGATCGTACCGGACGCTGCGGTTGGGCCATCTGTGGTGGAGAGATCGACATCATTGTAGATAACAGCATCAACTGAAGCCGCATGGAAAACTAGCGGTTCAGCATTTGTACCAATACCGTCACCAACCTCGCGAAGATTGATCCGGCCATAATCGATCCCGGAGAAGAGCGGGATTCGTCCCCAACCAGACCCACGTCCACCAGAAGTATCAATGGCAATATCTGCCAGTTCGGTCGGCTGACCTTCCTCAGACTCGACACCTACTCGCATAACATATGTTGCATTACCTTCTTCAAGGTAAGCCAACACATTGTACATCAAATAACTTTCTGGGAATGGTTCACCGAAAGTATCGATAGCTTGTGCGGCATTTGTAATGAGGATTGGTGTATTGAGGGGACCTTTTTTAGCGGTCCCAATAAACCCTGGTCGCAACGGACCAATAGAGGTTGGGAGAACGCTTAAATCGATCTCTCGTGGGAAAACACCTGGACTAAGGTATACTGCCATCGTTTATCACTCCATCGCCGTCAATATTGGCTTGGCTCGTCTGAATTATTTTTGACGGGGGTGTTATGAATTCACCAATGCTTCTTGTAACTCTTCCACCGCCTCACTGTCATGCAGAACCTTTATGAAACCTTTCTTCTTCAGATTTTCAATCTGATTCCAAAGCAAATGAGACTTTGGTAGAAGAACGTCCTCATTCGGAAATATCCGCACCTGTGATTCGTTCGTGAAAAAGTCGCTACCAGGTGGCCGCATCTGCAATTGGATCAGTTGCTTACTGCTGTTGTAGATTCTGACCACATGACTTTTCTTGGCTTTACTCATCAAGTACTCCGAATAGATTGTTCAGCTAATTCAGGATCAGTAATTGGCTCGTACCATTGGTTTCCACCTACGGCCCCTGTCGCTTGCGATTTTGAAGTTACCAGGATCTGACCGAGCCTTTCTTGGAGATTAACAACTCTACCAAGAACAGTTTTGACGATCTTCTCAGGTAACGGCAGCCAAGCTTCCGCAGTAGTCGTTACCTCATACCGTACGTTTGCGTGTTGGTCAAATCCCGTTTCCTTATCGCTCGCGTCGGTAGAGCCACCAAACCGAAGCTGCACATTACCCTCGATCTTACCATCAAACATCCTAAATTCAGCCAAAGGATTGAAACGAGGTAAAATCTGAAACAAGATGTATTCCGCGTCACGCTTCCTCTCGGCCCAAACAATCAACTTATAATCGACGAGCCACGGAGTAGGTCGATAAACTTTAGCCACCTGATCACCCCGCTTTGATAAATATCTAGCAGTCATCGCATGATAAGGTGGACTAAATTTTTCTGGATTAAATTCAGCACTTTCACGACTAATAGCCGCCAAAGGAAGACGAGCCCTACCCTCCTTCAAGTCATCGCTCCAAATAAGCAAACTCTTATCACCACCAGCAATCTTAACCCGCATAAAGCGATACGAATCTTTGGTCGGGACACGAATTCCAGACCAATATTGCTTCATCGCGTCATCCAAAGAACGAAAACCGGGCTGCAGAAACTCTTCAAGGTGATATGGGTAAGCAAGAAAATCACTACCATCAAAAGGATTACGCCCACCCTCGGAATGACTCAATTGCCTGATAGATGGAATCTCCTTCAATCCATCAGGGATCTGCTTCGGAGCCACCTCAGTAGCCCGTTGTGAAACAGAAAAATCAGAACTCCAATTATATTGAGGCATTGCCGCTACCCAAAAAACCACGGTGATGTTGTGGCAAACTTTTAATCTTTTCCCAAAGTGGACGATCCTTGAAAGAAAGCACGACTTTATAATTAGTCATGAATTCTTTAAAATCCTCGGGAGAAAATCCCATACGCTTCAAATCAAAAACGAATGGGACTCTTTTCCCATCGATGACTGTCGCAGTATCCCCGAAAAAGACATAATAACCATCAGGGATTTCCTCGCTCGGACCTTCACATATCGTTTTTAGCTTCATCTTGTTATTCCAACAATGACAATAGATTAGATGGATTCTTAAGTGAATCCAATAATTGGCGAACCTTCTCACCAGTATCCTCAACTTTTGTCTCATCTTCCAGCACAACCTGACCCATTAAAGTCAAGGAAATATTACCCTTGCTGGATTTCTTCCCGAGTGGCACAATATTTAATTCGGGAACAATCTCACTCACACGTTCCTGTAGGCCGGTGGTTAGTTGATTAAGTAATGTATGATTGGAAATCTCGAATTGACCCCCAATCGCTTTTGTTTGGCTAGAGACTTTCACGGTACTGACCATTAGTCCTTAGTGGTTCATCACCAATTGGCATGTCTTCTTCAGGTCGAACAGTAATATCAGCGGTGAGGGTTTCAAGTTGGCAAGTCAAGTATAACCAAGTATACCGAAAATTCCCACTTGGTGTTGCATTCAAGATACGATAATTTTTGGGATTGATGGCCATCGTAGCGGCATTATAAGGAATCTGGACAACATCACCAGTCCTTAACATCCGGTCCCCAGCGATCTGGTGAATCTCAAAATGGTCAAAAATAATTTCTATTTTATTGACAATTTCTGCACCCCATTGCTTTAGTTCAGCTTCCAATGGTTGCGGCTTGAAATAACCTTTCAGCTTTATCGGAGCCCAGTATGTCGGATCTGGATCTTCGTCCCAAACCGCATCAAAGTCGCTGTTTTCCGTTCGCATGTACACAGTTACTTCGGCACCGGAAACATTAATCATTTCCCTCGCTTTAGAACGAGCAAGTTTGATATCTGCCGATCCCGGATCATATAAAGCAATAGGAGTATGCCTCTGCTCCGCATCTGACCTATAGCTAGCCAGAATAGTATCGAACTGGTCAGGACTTATTTGTCCTGTATCAACCGCAAAAGTGTGAATTGCCATATCATATCTTTGTATTTGATAGGTATGCTAAAAGAAAAGAACCAAATCGATTTATTATGGCAATTCACCCATCCCATTGACTCATGGATAATTGAGCATATTTCGTTCTCCAAGAATGCATGGGGACAACGAATTCAAATCGGGTCTTGCATAGTCCATATCCACGAAAATGCTGAAGATTACGATGCTATCAGATATGATCGTGCGGCTGGTAAAACTGGAAATGAAGACGATAAGGATGCACTCTTCATTATCTATTTCTATGCTGAGTATGCATTATTTGCTCTCTACGACCACCGAGAAGGCAACAAGATACAATTAAATTATGAAGATCCAAGCATGTTTGCTAAGTTGGAATCGATGATTTGGAATGCCCGCACGGTCGATTATATCTATGCCGACTTAAACGCCATGGAAGAGAACTTGCGTTTGATTAGAGACACAATGTGGTATAAACCAGAAAAAATGGTGAATAAAAGTATCCACCACTTGGGAAGTATCTTTGAGCTAGTGTCGCAATTAGACGCTCATGTCCGAAGGACCACTCGTCTCTTCGTCAGAGACGAAAACATAGCCCATAGCTATAATACTCGCGAATCCCGGCAACAAGAATTAATTGAACCCTACGAAGCACCATTCTAAGTCTTCGATAATCCCCAAGGCGGTACAGGAGGCAATATTCCGACTCCCGCAGGGAAAGACCCCTCTTCTTTATATGGGCTTTTGGGAGGGGCTGCGATATCCTCGAAATCTGGTGACGGGCAATATCCCATACCAATTATATCACAAGCATCATATTCTTCTTCAACTGGCAACTCTTCATTAGCCAATTCACGCAAAATACGATACCAATCGGTATATTGATCACATGGGCAATCGGTGTCGGTAGGTGGTAAGACAAACCACTTTTGGCGATAACCGCCTCTACAAAAATTCGATCCAAGTTTCACCCAAGAGCCAGGAATCGCCTCAAGAGCATCATTAAGATCCACAAGTGCATTTCCACACCCAGCATCAGCGAGATAGCTAGAGAGAGTAGTAGAAGAAAGAGCAGAGGTTGGTTCGCATCCAGGAACAAGGATTTTATTGTTAGCGATTACTTCGAGTTGCAGGCTTATTGTAATTGCAACGCGTGATGGAATATATTTTGTGATTGGGATAATCTCAAAGATTATTGAATATTCACTATTATCGAGCAACACGATCCCACTGACAGTCAAATCGAACCTTTCGGGAGACGTAATCATTTCACCTTCAGCAAGCTTCAATAACCCATCAATAAAACCGACACTCTCCGATTCGATCTCTATCACGAAGTTCAAACCACTCATTGTGGTTAAAATTATATTACCAAGGCCACGAATACTAATTAATCCCACATCGGCCCCAGTCGCATTAAACTGGACCCTATTATTAGCCAAAGTCACCGATGGCTGAGGATAAGTCAGATTATTCTGAACAAGTGGAGCAAGCATCAACCACAAACCTCGTAGCCCGTAAAGACTCCGGTCACTACAACATTACCAGTTGTCGTGATTCTTACTCTATTTCCTGCTGCGCTGGATACGAATGGCGGGCTAAAAGAAGCATTCGAAAATTGCGAATTATCATTCGACTTGACCTCCGCAGCAAATATCCAATTATCTGACGAGTCAACCTCGTCATAAATTCTAATCGACCCACTCTCAGATATGGCCAGTGCATAACTCGTAATATTGAACCTGCGGGGATGAATAACAGAAGTTGGTGTATAAAGAACTTGACTAGTCACAGCTCCAGTAATATTAACACCGAAACGGACAATACGCACACCTATATTGTGTGGAGGATTGCCATGTTCAATTCCTTCAATTGTAGAAGGTGGATCAACTATTCTACCAGCGACAGAACCAGGAGCAGATCCAGCAATCGATACTCGCCAGCGTATGCTGCGAAAACCGGCAATTGATCCAGTGAAATCTTCGTTAAAATGAGCGTGACTCCTAAAACCATCTGCTCCGATCTGCCTATATGTGGTTGACACCCAATTGATATTGTCATACGACCCTTCAAATTCAACTGTCCCACCGGTCGGCACGACAAGATGAAATCCGAGTGCCGAAGAAGCACGCGGATTCTCTAGTGTATAGGCATCGTTGACATTTTGACCTATCACACCTTCGAAGTCAGTGTGCTTTATATCCTCAACTGGAAATCGACCACTATTACTATACCCTTCAACTGGCCGATTAATATTGAGTAGTGTGTCAAAGAATATTGGGTGAGTTTTCTGAACCTTCAGAACTCCATCCGTAGTGGTGGCCATCTTATCGCCATCAACACCACGATTTAATTGTGTAAAGTCACTTTGGTTAAGTGTCATAGGTACTCCTACCACATCCAAAAGCCCATCGGTTCACCCAATTTAATAGCATTTTCAATGATTTCGGATTTCATCTTCTCGCCCTCTTGAACGAGATCAGAACCGTCATAACTGATTGACCCACCGTCCGGCGTAGGCATACCAGCAACTTTGCGACGGGAATGACCAAGAACGCATTTGGCCTCAGCAAGCATCATATCATAACAAATCTTGCGGGCTTGTGGACTTCGGAAATGTGTAACAACAGGAATATAAAGTACAACTACCGGGAAAGCCCCCTTCGGTGTTGGGTATAATCTAATCAGTTGGTCTTTAGCACTCAATGAATCACCATCGACAGTGCTATTCCCCTCATTAATCACTTCCCAATGCCCCTCAGTCCCGAGTACCTTTTGGGAGAATTTTCTATAAGCCTGCAAAAGATGATAATCCGTCAGTATATTCTGGATTCCTGATATATTACCTATGTTGAATAAAAAGCTTTCCGCACCGAAGACGTCATCAATTCTTGTTGTTACAGGGTCCCAGTTAACTTCTTGAATCCAGTATGCATCTTCCGGAAGTGGATAAGTCGATTGTAATGGAGTGGTCCAGAAGAGCCCAAGTTTTTGTTCACGTGGGAAGTAAGAAGTAATGAAGTCTCCACTGACTTTCCAGATTGTTTCCCATTGATCTTCTACCATTTCGACTTCGGAGACGGGGTGTCCCAATTCCGTCATGACATATTTCTTCATCGGCTCACTACGGAGCTTGAGGATCGATGGGACGTCTGCTGGTGCCAATATCGCCATTAGTTATTCTTTTCTTTGGCCATTTTTTCTCTGGCTCTTGTCACCAGACCGGGTTCATTAACGATTTCTAATTTCGGTCTTACTTTCTTCAGGAGATCAATCATTTGTTGGGGAGTCAATTCGCTACCTCTTTCAGCAGCGATTTGTCGAATCATTAAGAGGTCTTCTTTTGCCATTTTCATGGAAAATGATATCCTCTATCTCCGTAGATCACGCCAGATATATCGATCCGAAAAATACTAAACGTAATCCCACTGGGGAGATCTGTCCCAAAAGCGGCCTCAACGGCGTTCTTGAGATCTTGCACCATTCCGTCAACCGCTGTGGTTGGGTTCTGGCTCCATGGGATTGCGGTAGCTGGGCCTGTAAAGATTTCACCACCAGAGATGCGTTGGTGTTCTGGATGTGGCTGGTCGTTCTTGGCCGTGCTATCCCAGAAGCCGGTGATTTGTGTTTGGGCTGGTGTTTCGCCGATTTGTGGTTTTACTGCCATACCACGTGTCAAACCGCTCATCCCGCTTCGGCCTGTTCCACCAAAGGATTGGTGTTGACCACCACCTGGTTCTGCAACACTGATACTACTTATACTTTCGAGTGACTCGTACATCAGATTGGCGATTTTTTGCATGTCACGCCAATTTTCGAATCGTTTGCTTTTGAGTTGCCCAGAGCCTTGGCTCGGAACGATTCGAACATGCATTGTGAAGGGGACCCATTTAGTCATATTATTAGCCCTATACTCGGTGTGCTTTACAAATTATCTTTGCCAAGTCATTCATAGTGATATGAGCCAATATACAGAATCGGCCCGATGGGTAACCATCGGGCCGATCCAAAAACCGATTTTAACCTGACAATACCAATTACAGGTCTGGTGTCAGGTCGCGAGCGTCTTGATGGAGATCGCCGGTTAGACCAGCAACTGTGTTCTCCATGAACTTGTCGTGACCGATTTGGAAAGCGAAATCAATGTCGGTCAGATTCGTTTGGGCATTCGCGAAGGAAACTTGGTCCTTCAGGCCGATAACAATCGGGAATCCGCGAGTCGCGTTGTGGCGAGCCTCGCCCATATACGGGCTGAAGTCCGACACACTCGTATCGCGAGTCTTCACCTCGACCAAGATCTCGTCCGCAGGGATGCTCATGACCAGCGGACGGAGCCGTTTGATCAAGGCGGCTACGGACTCGTGCCTATGCCCTTGCCGGAACGACCGAATTCTTCGGTGAACCCGAATGTCGGTGTTTGCGGGTTGTGCAGCCATGAGCTACGTCTCCTTGAATAAGTTTTTTGGTTTTCTCTCAACCAACATCTTATTTTTGACGAAATCCCGTGCCACTACAAATCATTCCTAACGGCAGCAAGCACGGCCCAAGTTCCTACCAAGATACCAACCTCCGTTGGTCGCCGCAGCCTGCCTTCTACGGATCAACGACTTACCAGGATACCAACGCACGCCAGCACGAGCGGCATGGCAAATACCCGCTTTCTGCACACACGCAGCTTGCCCAACAGCAACCACGACACGAACAGGGGCTGTCACAACGCGGCATACCTTCCCGTCGCAAACAGTTCCAGCCTGAGTATCCGGTACCAAAAATAGTACCATACCCAACACGATAGCAACAATCAGCAACATCCGAACCATGGTCTTCCTCCTTTTGGTTAGACCGACAAACTTTCTAGTTCACTGAGGTCACTATCGACCATCAATTGAACTAATTCTCGGAAGCCAACTTCAAGCTCCCACCCCAACTCTTCCTTAATTTTACTCGCGTCCCCGCAAAGAACATGCACCTCAGCAGGCCGGTAAAATTTTGAGTCTATTTCTACGTACTTGTTCCAATCTAATCCAACATGGCCAAATGCACAATCCAAAAAGTCTCGAATACTATACGTTTCACCAGTAGCAACCACATAATCCTTAGGTTCAGCACCCTGGAGCATGAGCCACATCGCACGAACATAATCCCCGGCAAAACCCCAATCACGCTTGGCATCAAGATTCCCAAGACGCAACTTGTCTTGTTTCCCGCACACAATTCTCGCCACAGCATTCGTAATTTTCCTGGTTACAAATTCCAACCCTCGTCGTGGCGACTCATGGTTGAATAGAATGCCAGATACACAAAACATATCATAACTCTCACGGTAATTTACCGTTATCCAATGCCCATAAAGTTTAGCAACTCCATATGGACTACGAGGATAAAACCGAGTCTGCTCATTTTGTGGGCTATTGGCCACCTTTCCAAACATCTCGCTAGAACTAGCTTGATAAAATTTGATCGATTTATCCACATGTCTGATAGCATCAAGAAGCCTTGTTACTCCAAGTGCCGTCATATCCCCAGTCGCAACCGGTGAATTCCAACTTTCATGAACAAAAGATTGAGCGGCCAAATTATAAACTTCGTCGGGCCGCACATCCTGAATAAGACGCAATAAAGAACCAGAATCTGTCAAATCTGCTGGATGAATAGTAATTAATTGGGTGATATGATTAATTCTGTCCAGCCTAGGCATACTACATCGCCGAACAACCCCATGAACTTCATACCCCTTGCTAAGTAAGAATTCAGCGAGATATGAACCATCTTGCCCTGATACCCCAGTAATCAACGCTTTTGGCTGCTTCGACATTATAACCCCAATATCTAGAATTGTTCAAAATATATATTTACAATCTAGATACCTCACTGGGGCAAAAACCATTAACAGAAGATCTAATGGATTGTACCGGCCATCCATTGGCCGTTGACAACTTTTCCACCGTTCAGAACAACGGTTTCTACCGATCCTCTAAAGTGCCGAAGATCATAGGGAATCCACCCGCACTTAGTATAGATCTGACGACCATCTATGGCGGGTTTGTTGAAGGCAAGCACGGGGATATTTGCCTTATAACCTTCCTTAATTCTACCTATCATCAGAGGTGTATCAGATATCCACAAAGACGGATTGAAACAAGCAGCCCTAAAGATGACTTCTGGCGGAACACCTTCTTCAATCAACCACACCATCATAGAGCCAAACGTATCTAATTCCGGAACGCCACTCTCGGGATCTAATAAACTGCGTGGTGTGTGCCCGCTAGAAATAATATCAATATGCCCTTCAGCAAATGCTTGCAACAAAGCTTTGCGTTTGTCTGACGAACGCAAAGGTGGATTAGTTCGCAAAGATCGTTCATTCTCCGCTGTTATCATCGATGTATCAAAATACAAGTTTATCGGATGAACCTCCGAAAAGACGTATAGGCCCTCTTTCTTCGCTTGCCGGATTAACTCCAATTCTTCAACAGTTGATATAATTATCCTAGACCTCAAGTTATACGTTTTAGTCGCCTGGATGATGGTTTTAGTATATTCAATTGATTTAGATATATTGAATATCATGCTTGAATGATCTGTGAAATCGACAAGATCACCAGGCTCGACATAAATACCATAATTAATAATCGACGTAACACCACCATTCGACGCCGCCAAGCGCTCTGGGATTCTCGCATAGAGATCAATAAAGCCTGGAAAAATAAGGAATTCAGGAATCCCTCGTTTGCCCTCATAACTACCAAAACTCAATACCTCTCTGGTTGACCCACAAGGTTGGCTCCTATCAATATGGCGTATGAATGACGCAATATGATCATCCTCGATAGTAATACAACCTGGATGAACACCATCTTCCTCAACAACTGCACCGTGTATTACTAACATCTTAGTCCGTCTGGTAATAATTCATTCGGGATTGATTTGAGGCGGCTGAAAATAAATCTAGCTGCTGTTAAAACTTGTTCTTCAGATGCTTCCCAACGCAAAGTATTTTCTGGATTCACCATCGGTTCCCAGGTTTTGATAATATTCAACAAGTCGATTTCGCCACCTTTTTGTTTTTTACTTAACACGACCTGCAGTAAATCTTCGACGTATCCACTATTGTCTGAATAGACTTGACCATACTCAATATGTGTTGGTCTGTATTCTAACAAATGCTCAGCCACAAGGACAGCCGCAGCACCTGCGGAAAATACCTTTATCTTTATGCTATCAGCAGGTAATATTTCACCAGACTTCCAACCGAGAAGACGCATCACACTGCGGTAGAAACTGTAATAAGAATCTGGTTCACTGTTGGCCACAAAATCATCAATACTATATTGACCCTTGAACCAATCCAACAACTTCAACATATCGTCGTGCTTATTTACGACATATGGAGAAGTCGCTACCATCAATGTGGCTTCTTCACCGGGCCTACAGAAATGAAAACGCCCGGCTACAGAGAGATATCCGTCTGGAATGATGATATGATCACTCTTAGAAGGATAATCTAAGAAATCCATATGAATAGTAAAACCGCAGGACCGGTCAGAAGCCCGGTCCCGCAGTTCTATTCGAACAGGAAGTTTAATCATTCGGCGATTTCTGCTGCTAAAGCATCCGTATCAATCTCAGGCCGCTCAATATTGGTGGTGGCGACGACCGGAGTGGTATCGTCAAGACTAGCCTTACCAGCCAATACTTGCTTTAGATACTCTAGCGATATAATCCGAGTGTGGCCGTTTGCCTCCGCATTTTGCGTTTTATTCGATGTGCTCAGCGGGTCCTTCTGCACCAAAAAATCAGGAGAAGGTTTTGATTTGGCCACGCTATTCTTGATCGTCGCACCGAGCCTTTGTACCTCTTCGATGAATTCGCGTGTCCCGGTAAAACAGAAAGAAACGTCCTGCAATGACGCATTATCGTTCGATTCCGCTTTGGCGACAGGCATCTTGATTGTAACACCGACTTCGATCAACTTCTCAATCAAAGCACGATTGGTATCAATTCCATCGCGAACCGCCAAACGAATAGTATCTCCAAATCCTTCGACTTGAATCCGCGCCAATTTGGCATCGTCAAGCCAATCATCCAAAGTATCGAGTTCGCCACTAGCAGCTTCCTGCAAAATCTGCACACGACGTCGCCCTAGCAACTCGATACCAAGAGAACCCAAGAAAACAGGCAATGTCAGATCCCTCTTGGCGGCAATGTTGTTGACAATCTCGGTCGCCCGCGATTCACCGATACGACCGCCACCGTTCATTTCCAGGTTCTTGATTTGATCAACGGTCATTGTGTAGAGATCAGCCGGATCGCTGATGATCTGTGCGTCCCACAAAGTCCGCAAAATCGTATCACCAATACCTAGGATACCGACTCCCTTTTTGGATGAACCAATCCAGTGGTCGATCTTTTGCAGCATTTTTTCAGGGCAAGTTGGGTTGGTGCAGAATACCACAGCACCATCTTTTCCACGGAGATTACGCGTTGTCGGATCACCGCAAGATGGGCATCGCTTCGGTTCCGGAATCTCTTGACGATTGTCGCCTTTAACGACGACACGGATAATCTTCGGTATGATATCACCAGCCAAGACAACCTCGACGGTATCGCCGATAGCGACCCCGAGCCTTCCAATTTCATCCCAGTTATTCAGCAACGCATGCGTCACATTCACGCCACCAATCCGCACTACTTGCAGGTTTGCGGTTGGAATGATCGCACCAGTATGACCAACGGTCAGATCAACACTTTCCAAGATCGTCTTGTTGGATTTGTGCGGGAACTTGATCGCTCTCGCATATTTCGGACGAAGGCGAGTTTTGGTATCACTTGTGACGAATTGGTCTTGCTGGTCCAAAGAATTGAGACAGACCACCACACCATCAATCTCGAATGGCAATTGATCACGCTGATCGACTGTCTGCGAATAGAACTGTTCTATATCAATAGTCGATTCGCAAACGCGATATGGGACCG